TTACATCGCTTCGCAACAACGGAGACTTGCTCATGAAATTCGCTGCTCTTATCGTCCCTTTCTTGTTCGTCACTCCCGCTTTGGCGGACCATATCAGCCTCGGCTGCACGCCGATACCGCAGGTCAATGCCGAGCCGGACCGCAACCCTAGCGTCCGCATCAATGTCGATTTTGAAATCCATCCCGGACAAGCAACACCGGACTTCGCCGTTTATCACATGCTTGCCGATGGTGCTCATGCCGACCGTTGGGAACAATATGATTTTACTGGCTTTGCTTATTGGCCGCCGGACCGACATACTTCGGCAGCGCGATATCTCTTTCAAGGCAGCCGGCGCACCAATCCTAACCAGTCTATCATCATGGAGCTGTGGGCACCGATGCCTGATGCTGTTGATCAGGCTTGGTATTACCAGGAATATATCGGCCGTACCGGGCATATCAACCTCGGCGGCAAGCCGGTGACCACAGCGCGCTGCTATCAGGAAGGCCGCCACCGGGAATGGGGACCTGGAGGCTTGTTGTGAAGAGGATCAAATGACCCCTGAAAATTGGACCGTTGGGCCGCCCCTGACTGGCCTGAGTGGTGTCGTGTTTATTTTCCTTTGCGTTGGTCTTGTCTATGCCGTCAACCGGTGGTACGGTTGATCTATGGAGGCACGTCATGGCCGAGATTGGTGAACCCGTACGTCGTCGCATCGTCATCCCCAATGAAGTCCCCACTCCAATCGAGCCGCCGCTCACCGTTCCACCGCGCAAGGAACCAGTCAGGGAGCCGGTTAAGGAGCCGGCTTGATGGACCCCTTCACCGAGAAGCACTGGGACTGGGCGCTTCGCGCCCGCGAGCTCCTTGAGCCGTTCCGCGACCTCGACGGTTGCACCCTTTCCAGGACGCGCACGGATCGCCTGCAACAGGCGATTTGTGAAGCCCTCTATGAAGCCTATTCCCAGGGCCGCTTAAGCCTAAAGTAAACGATTTGTAAGAGCATGGCGCGGTGAGGAGGAACCGCCATGTCTAGAGATACGTTGATCATCATCGGCATCATTGTCGTGGCCGTCGTCTTGATTGCACTGGCCGTCCCGCATGTGCATCTGCCATGAGCACTGAGGTCCCGGCGCAGACCGTCCGCATCATCGCGTTGGACGTTAACGTCCAACGCCAGAGCTCAATGAAAGTGGTGAACATCTCGACCGCCGCGCCGACCAGCCAGGACAAGAACAACCACGTGCCTAAATCGAAAACCCAGGCCGCCGGGATCGCGACCGGGGGAACCTATCCGACCTACATGGCTTCGGGTGCGGCGAATAGTATCGTGCCGGGGTTGCCAACCCTCTATATTCCGGGGTATGCTGGACCCTCCTGAGACAGGAGGCCGCATTGACACGTCGAGAAATCATCGCCGCCGCCGGTGCCGGGTTTACCGTCGCGGCTTTCCCGCTCATCACCGTCGTTGGCACGGTGCCGCACGTCTATATGGCGGCGTCGACCGCCTATCCTCACGGCTGGGAGCTGGAGACATGGCGGCATAGTGATGACCGCTCCTGGGTCCGCGATATCCTGATCAAGGACATGGCTTACGAGGACCGGCACGAGCTGATGAACGAATTCTATCTATGGGGGAGGCCACGATGATTAGACCCGATCACTATCGCGTCTGGGATTGCCTGGTATGCATGGCCACCGGGGCCATTCTGATCTGGCTGATTATCTTCGGCATCCACATGGCCCGCGCCGACGAGCTGCCGTGGAGCCTCAAGGTCATTGTCTACGACGCGGTGCAGGGCATGGTGTTCACCTATGGCTCCAAGGACAAGGGGCCGGTGCTCTATAAGAGTAAAGAGGAGTGCACCGAGGCGATCGAGGGTGACGAGGCGGTGGTCAAGATGCGGCAGAAGATGACCGAGATTGCCCATAAAGACCTCGGACCGCAAGTTCTGCTGCGGGCCGTCTGTTTACCAGTTATTGCCGGTGAGAAGCTAGACTGACGCCGGCGGAGGCCCGCCTCATAAGTCGGTCGGAAGCTCAAGCTTCACAGGGGGGGACCGCAAGGTTGGCCTCCGCTTGCCCCTTACCAATCCTTAACCATATTTAAGGCAGTATTGACGGGTTCGGAGGACCCCGTCATGATGTTGCAGGAACCAATGTATACCCCACCGTTGGGGGCGCCGTTTGATCAGATTGCAAATCGTCTGGCCAATGAGGGCATTCCCGTCAATGTCATCGCCCGCAGCCTTGAATGCCCGGCAGCGGATGTGCGACTGTCCCTGGAGGAATCCTTGGCGGCGGGGAGCATCACCGAGATGCCTGCAGCCGACTGGCCGCCAACCGCCCGACGGGCCGATCATTTGCCGCCGCACATTGCCGCCGCCCGCGATAATGATCTAGTCATCGCCTTCATGCGCACCTTCAAGCTGACCAAGCTGATGGCCAGTTTCATCTTGGTGCTCGTCAAGCGGGAAGAGGCCGACAAGACCACGCTTCATCGTGTCATTGAAGCGCAGAGGGCTACCCGAGCCTCCCGCCCCGATAATCCGGAAGAGACCGACCCGAAGATGGTCGACGTCGTCATCTGTAACTTGCGTAAGAAATTGAAACCATTCGGCCTTACCATTCAGACGCTATGGGGCCATGGCTATTATCTGGATGCCGAGGGAAAGAAGCAGGCCCTCATGCTGATCGAGAGGGAGCTGCATGACCGAGACGCGGCCAACGACAACGCCCCTCGCAGTCGTCGACTTCGCGCGGCCTGAGCGGGTGATCGATGAGGGTCTGCTCGCTGCCTGCCTGGCGAAGCCGATCAACGCCGAGACGTTTTCCGCACTGATCTCCTCCAATTATCTGATGGTGATGGATGCCTACGATCACCGCTGCACTCGGGAGAACTTTTCCGATATCGTTGTGCTGGCTTTGAACTTTCAAAATAGATTAGTGAGGTTGGCGGAGATGAAGACCATGCAGGAGAACATGCTCTCTCCCGACTATACGCCCGACGCTTTCAATGAGGAGATTGACCGCCATATGACGCAGGCCATGGAGTATCAACAAACGCTGCGACAGACCTTGCGGCTGTTCCAGGAAATGAGGGAACCAGACGAGTCGGTCTCCTAAGTCCAGCCCAGCGGCGAGATCTTGGTCCCCTTACGCTTCTTGCGTCCCCACAGATACTGCCCGACATAGGCCAACATGCCGCCATGCACGATCAAGGCGACATACTGCAAACAGTCGGCTATGTGCGAGTAGCCTTCCGGCTCGTCTTTGTCCGGCTTCGGGCGGAGCGCGCCTTCTTTCGTCCTTTTGTAGCGGTAGCCTCCGGCAAGCGCACGACAAAGGCGCGGACACCCCGCGCGAGATATAACGAGAGACGGTCCGCCATTTGTCTGGCGTGCGAGTAAGGCTTCGACCGCCCGAATTCGGGGTTCAATATCATTTGTTGGTGCAGGAAATGCTGCAAATCCGAGACGCTTGAGAGCATCGAAGCAACTTTCCTCAGCAACATTGCCCTTAGCGGTACCGGCAGGGTCTCCCACCATGGCGATTTTGAGCCCCGTATATTTATCTTGTAGAAGACGGGGTCGGAGATTTTGCCAGACATGTTTTTCCAATCCTATATTTTCCGCCTTGACTTCCTCATGCACCAGAAGACGTCCCATGTGATCGACCTGGCAGATGAGCGACCACGGATTGCGACCGAAATCTTGGCCCACGTACAGGGGGTACCCAGGAATGACGAGTGTGTTGTCGACAGTGTGAAAATCAGCCCGATAGGACTGCGCGAATACAGCCGCCCCGGAGGGATCGTTACCGTAGTGAGCATAGACATACCTGTTGACGTAGTCGTGATCAGGGCCGTGGGTGGCGATGATGTTCTCATAGTACTTCCTGCCCTGGTCCAGCCGCTGCTTGGAGTTGATCGGCAGCTGCACCGTCTCGGCGGTCTGCAGTAGCCAGTTGAGGTTCTCGGCCCCGGAATCCTGTTGACCGTGCTTGTCAAAGGTGGGATAGTCCATCCCGGAAGGTTGTTGGAATAGCGACCAGTTCGGTACCTCGTTGGCCTTGATTTTCTCGAAGAATTCCCACCATGACGACATTTCGACGGGCATATTGGTGTCGGCGACGATCCCGTGCCAGCTTGGTACGCCGCGTTGACCTGATGGATATCGACCGATGCGGCCTTGTACATGGCCCAGAATGTCGATATTCATTTCAATACACTCTGATAGGAAGGCTCCCGTTAGTTGCATCGATAAGAGACGGGCTTTATCTTCTGCATCCTCCAGAGGAAGAAACACCCACTCCGAAACAACGTCGTTGAACTTGACATGATACGTCGACTCCGATACCCGCCACAGCCCAAGCCCAGCCAGCCACTGATCACAGTCTTTGAGGACGGTGGCTTTCAACTGCATCAGCGTCTCTCGAAGCAGCGCAAAACGCGTATATCGCATGCCATCTGGGGCCTTATCCTGCTCTGCAGCACGCCGCAGAAGCTCCATGATAATGCCGGTGGTCTTGCCCGATCCTATGGGACCGGCCAGGATGCGACCAAACGCATTCGAGCGACAGAACAGACCAATCGTCGGCGGCGCCGTGTAGGTTAGGTCGGGCATGGCTTGTCACTGGCCATCAGCTCCAGAAGCGGCGGCTCTTCTTTCTTGGCTTCGATCTGGACCGTGTTGCCGCCTAGGTTGATGTTGATGGAAAACCGTTCGACCGATTGACCGGTCGATGGCGCCGGCGGAGCGATGCCGGCCAATTCCTTGAACACCTTGGCGACGGCGACGGCTTCGCCGAGCTCTTCGCGACGGTCGCCCATGCGGCTGGCGAGCACGGGGAGCTTTTCCTCCAAAGCCATGGCGGCCTGGGCACCGAGCCGTTTATTGGTGCTGGAGATGCTTTCCCACTCGGCGGTATAGGCCTCGAGCAGTTTCTTGAAGTAGGGGTTGTCGGCGATGTAGCGCCGATAGAAGTCATCGGGAATCTGGTAGGTCTGAAGCAGGTCCTTGAGCGGCAGTCTGTCGGTCGCGATCTCGCGAGCCAGGATGGCCAACAGTTGCGGCTCCGGCGGGGCCAAGCCGTTTTCCATATATGGAGTGAACGACGCAAGCCCCTAAGGCTTCGTTAACGTCTCAAGGCTACGGTTTCACCGTCGCGTGTAAGGATGCCGGTGAATGGCGGACGACCTTGGCGCCCAGGGGGTATTGCAGTTCATCCCTCCGGCGGCGCTCGAACAGCAGGAGATACAACGGGCCCGGGATCAGGCGCAGGCGGCCGATGCAGCGCAGCCGGTGCCGACCCAGTTGGCCGGCTTTATCCGCGGCCGCTGGGAGATCTTCCGCAACCACCGTAATACCGCCAGCGGCTGGAGCGAGCGGCTCCTCATCGCGCTACGAACGTTCAACGGCCAATATGACGCGACCAAGCTCAACGAGATCCGCAAGTTCGGCGGCTCCGAAGTCTTCCTCCGATTGGTGGCACAGAAATGCCGGGCGGCTACGAGTCTGCTAAGGGATATCTATCTGGGGGCCGACCGGCCATGGGCGGTCAAGCCACCGGCGTCACCGGATCCGCCGCCGGAGATCATCGCCATGATCAATCAACTACTGCAGCACGAGCAGCAATTGGCCAAGGGCGCACCGCCGGGACAGGGCCCGCCGCCGGGGTCCGATACCGAGCGACGCATGACCTTGATGCAGGCGGCACTGGACAAGGCCAAGAAGACCGCGGCGGACCAAGCCAAGCTCAGTGAAGACAAGATCGAGGACATCCTGCGCCAAGGCGGCTTCTATCAGGCCATGGCCGAGTTCTTGGTGCAGATGTGCATCTTCCCTTATAGCTGCATCTGCGGCCCGGAGGTCAAGATTTTGCCCGAGCTGCAGTGGCCGCCAAACGGCGGACCGCCGACCGTCAACCGCATTCCCAAACTGACCTGGCGCAGCCCTAGTCCGTTCGATCTGTGGTGGACGCCGGGGGTGTCGGACATCGCTCAAGCAGAGATAATCGAGAAGGTTCGCATGACGCGGGCGGAGTTGAACGACCTGCTGGATCTTCCGGGCTACAATCAACAAGCCATCCGCGACGTACTGCAACACTACGGGCAGGGTGGATACTACGACAATTGGGACACCACCGACGCGGAACGTGCAGTACTTGAAAATAAGGAGAATCCGGCATGGAATCGCTCCGGCATGATTACGGGGATGTTGTATAACGGACCTGTTCAGGGCCAGATGTTAGCCCAGTACGGCATTCAAGTCGACGACGTTCTGCGTGATTATTATATTCAAGCGTGGATGATCGGCCCTTACATCATCAAGGCGCATCTTGCTCCAAGTCCGAGGCAGCGGCATCCATATTTCATCACCTCGTTCGAGAAGGTGCCGAATACACCGATCGGTAACGGCTTGACTGATATCCTTGCCGACCTGCAGGAGATCATCAATGGGACTGTACGTGCTTTGGTTAATAACGTGTCTATTGCTTCTGGACCCCAGGTGGTGGTCCGTGATGATCGACTTAGCCCAGACGAAA